TTAAGGCACCCGGATACGGTCAGCATTTTTAAGCTGTGCCCATCCAATGAAAGTGTTCACTAAAAGCTTGGCAATATTAGATTTACGGTACTCAGGAAGTACATAAACGCCTTGTTCAAAAGCTAATTTGTGCCCTGTTCGCCAGTCCGTTTCAATAACACCGATGACTGTGCCAACTGGATTTTGATATTCATCTAAGGCTAGAAAAATTGAGTTATGTTTTTTAATTAAATATTCGAATAGATCAGATGCGCTTTGCTCATCAAATCCTTGTTTTGAAAAGATTGGCGATTCTTTGGTGAGACGCTTGCCGAAATCAACAAGCGTATCTAAATCATTTAGGTTTGCTGCCCGTACTTGCATCTCATTTCTCATTAATTGATACCAACATAGAGATACTTTGCATGTGTAAAGGCATAGGTTTGTCGTGTGTTATCTTGACCTCAAGTTCATGTAATGATTGCCAACCAACAAATGAATCGACTACATAGCCGGTATAAGGCAAGTTTACGAACGCTGATTGGTTGTAATACTTGGTAGATAACTCTTGCCCATTGATATATCCACCGACTGATGCATTCAGAAAGATAGCCATTTCATGCACCTGAATCTTATGAAACATTGCAGTTGTTGGCACTTGGCTAAAGTCTGGTGGCAATAGGTCGATTTCAGTTTTAAACGGTTGGCCAAGGTGTACAGTTTGGGTTAGATCGGTGTTCGATAGATTAATGTTGGTGCCACTAATCGTATAAGTTGAATAGAAATATCCATCCGCATTATTAAAATTAACCAGTGGATTATCTAAAACCTGAATATCAAGATTTAAAATAGACCCAACGCCATTAGTTACGTTGATATCAAATTCACAATCACTCTGTGCAGACTCGCTAAACTCTTCCAAAACTGTAGAGCCATTGCGATTAGTAAGCATGAAACACTGGTCCTCACCTAATCCCGTTGGCAAGGCACAAATTGACAATACCTGACCACCAAAATCGTGCTGAGACCAAGCATTCATTTCCTGATCACGGTTTAGTGTGATACTTGAAACTGCACCATCACCCATGACAATCCAGACAATAGAATTTGGTGTTTGCTGGAAGGTTAATTCTTTAATACCTGCATGATTTTCAGGTATATGTGGGGCAATTTGAGACAATTCAGGCGAGACAAGCCCATCAACTTCATAACGGTACGACATTGCACGTAAACGCTCACCACCACGTTGTACAAAAAGCAGTTCATTACCCACGCGGCAAGGCTTAACATTTGCCTGAACCCCATAAGAAGTATGCTCATCAATCTGTGCTGAAGCTGGCGTTAAAGGGCCTTGAGAGTTAATCAAGAATTCAGCTCCACCAGTTAATGCAACCACACCACCGCGTTGAGATAGGTGCAAAATGTTGTCAGATTGGGCTGAACTTGAAGCGATACTAAAAGCATCTGCATCTTGAGTAGTTTCTAAGAAATTACCATCATCACCAATGCGACTAAACCACATCTGGTTAGGGCTTGTTTTCGTATTAGCAAATACTAAGCGCTGTTTAAAGAAGCACACTGCCTTTGGATAACCCGCTGTAGCACTAAATGCGATACTTTTTAAAACCCAAGACTTTGCAATAGCTTGAACAGCAGAAGTTAGTTTTACTAAAACCTCACCATTTACACGAGAAGGGTCTACATATTGAGTTATTTTTACTTGCCCACCATTAATTTCAATAATTGAGCCTACATTTGAAGGTGTAAAAACGTTAGCTGCTTCATTTGTCACTTCTTCCCATTCCGAAGTAGTTGCAGTAGGCTCAATCCCTTTATTGTCAATCGTTGCACGCCAAGTCTTACTATTGTGAATAACCCGATCACCTGTTAAGTAAGTCTCAGTATTTGACCAGTTTGGGAATGATGAAGCAGTTAAGGAAATAACTTTTCCAACTTCTGTACCAGATGGAGATAAAGCTACGTTTGGAGTGCTGCCTAACTCATCATTAGGGTTCACACCAAAGGTAAAAGCCGCAAATTGCCAGTTAGTAAAGTCAGCAGAACACAGTAAACGCTGTACAGGTGTATCACCTTGAACGAAATACATGCGGTATTTAGTGTGTGCATACTGTACTTCACGCACTTTTTGAGCCGTGTTGTAAGGTGTCACAGTTTCATAAACAACCGCATATGTTCTTGGGTTATAAACCTTGATGAAAGAAACACCGAGGATAAGCAAATAGGTGTTTTCTGAGTTTGCAATAAACGGAATTAAACGTAATGCACCTGCAAAAATAGAGCGAAACTTTGTTCCTGGTCTTTTCTTTGCCCCGCCTTCAACTAAGGGCAATGCATTAAGCAATTTTTTAGCACCGTTTGCGTATTGCTGAATGTCTGTGCGTGTCCAAAGTAACGGGCTTAACTCACCAGAACTCAGGTTATTTTTTAGGATCCACTGTCTCATTAGAAGCGCTCCCAATAGTAACTTGATTCTGCGTATTGAACGTCTTGGCTTGGTCGTTCTTGACCATTCACGGTACGCGCTTGCTTAATCAAAAACTGGAATTGTGCTTCTGCTGATTGACCAGCAGCATCACTTCCTGTGATTGGCTTACAAAGCTTAGATGCCATTTTGTACGTCATGGCTTCAACCAACATTGCATCCCAAGTTTGCTCATTATCGTTGTCAAAAACGTATTCAAGGTGAATTACTTCAGCATTTGCCAAGATATGACGGTTCTCTACTTCATAGCATTCAGTGTTAGCCGAAATAATCAGGACGTAATCACTCGGCAATGGGAATGCATGAGCATAGCCAAAGCTTGGATATGTAGAGATTGGAGATAAGATTTGCCGTTTTTTGGCGCACGACCAAGGATGCGAACGCAATATGGATAAACGCGTAGTGTCATAAATATTACGGCACGTTTGAGCTAATTTTGAATCTTCCTCAAAACTAGCAATTTGCTGCCCACCGATCATGCTTAATGCGTTATTGCAAATGGTGACTTTAGATACAGACATAAGAAAACCCCGAAGCTTTTTGGATAGTTTCTTCGGGATTTAAAGGTGTTTTGTTGAGTATAAAAAGCACCCCACCGCCTGCCCTAACAGTGGGGTGAAAGCACTTACACTAAGAAGTCGATAGCAACTACTTTTTGCTCGTTTGCACGGCCAGCCGCAAATGAATGAACACCACCTACTTGTGAAATGTTCTTTTTGTCTGGACGTTTTGAAATGTCGAAGCCAGTAATATCAGCATCACCAAAATGAACGGCTGAACTTGTATACATCACCGTACGTTTCTCGGTAGCACCACCAGCGCCATTGTTAAGTTTTTCGTAAGGGATCCAGTTCACACCTAACCACTTACCAGACACAGCACCTTCTTGAAGCATCTTAACTGCCATAAAATCAGCAGAAGTCAATGTAGTATCACCTAAGATATCTTCAAGCATTGAAGCGGTGTAAATGATGTTTAGTGTTTCACCGTTATGCTCATCACATTCGTTCGCACGGAAGATTGATTTAGCTTTGATGATTTGCTGTTTCAAAGTCCCGAATCCTGAAAGAATGATCTGACCAGCCGGCAAGTTCACAGTACCAGTAGATTTAACACCAGCATCGTTTACAGTTGTACGTGTTACGCCACCAACAAGTGCTTGATAAATGATGTCATCGATTTTGCGGTTACGCGCATTAATCAAGTTCTTCATGTATTTATCTGTTGGTACAGCTTTAAGTTTTGGTAAATCACGGCTTTCAATTGGGATGAACAAGTCATAATCTGCCATTAATGCAGTACGTACACCTGCATCTGGAATGGTCCACGTTGTATCACCAAAGCGGTTACCAGATGGAGACATTTCAACTTGCCCCATATCATTGATAGTGAATGATTCACCCTGAATTTTTCCACGATTGACAGCCGTTTTCAGTAAGCGTGAATCATTTTGCATTGCTGCAACTTCATACGCGTTGTGATACTGAGTTACAAACGCAGCCGCGATTTTATTTTCATTCGCCATTGGTTAGCCCCCTAGCCATATGTTTTTTCGAAGTAACTTTGAACTTGGGCATAAACACGCTTATGGTCAGGATGACTTTCATTCATGTACGCCTCTGATGCCATCAATTCTTGAATGTTCTCGCCACCGCTTTGTTGGGTGTTTTGAGGTGGCATATCTTCTTGTAATGCCTTGCCAAAGTAGGCTGCTAGACGAATACCGAATGTTGGAGAGTCAACATCTGTTGTTTGCAGACCAGCCGCTTGAATTGCTTGATTGGCGAAACGCAAGTTAGCTTCGTAATCGTTACCCCAATCCTGTTGAAGTGCTTCTACTTGCACGGCTGTGTGCTGGTCATAAGCCTTCATCACCACCGACATTTGCTCATTAGTTAGTCCAGCTTGATGAGCACTTTCTAAAAAAGCCTTGTTATCTTCATTAGATTTGAATGCATCGAAATCAAAGCCTTCCAACTCCACTTTGTAAGCATCCGCAGATTCAGGAATATCTGGCTTGGTTTCTGTCTCAGCTTCTGGCTGTTTCTGCTCTTGAGTTTGGCTCTCAACTGGTGGCGTTGCTGTATCCACAGGTGTTGTTTGAGTTTGTTCAGTTGCTTGAACGTTTTCTGTGTTTGTCTCTTGTTGTTCATTAAGCATCGTTCTCTACCTCACTGTAATTTGGGTCATTTGCTTTGTTGATTTCATTGATGATTCCAGCCACAACGCTTTGTTGACCAAGCTTGTAATTGGTTTCACGATCTGTATTTGAGAAGGCATTGCGGCAATACTTTTGAGTCAGATGCTCAAGAATGCGTTGCCCGTTCAGGTCCAGATCAAACACGACACGGTATGTCTCTGGCGTTGCCGGGCGTAATGCTCTGTGTTGAACAAAAGTTCCAACTTCTTCGGGCTTCTGTTCCTTGTTGCGGAGGCTTTCTTCAAGCTGCTGAATACGTGAATTGGCTTTATTCAATTCCTCTTGTGACTTAGATAATTGAATGGTGGTATCTAAGTGCAAGCGGTTCTCAGCCCAATACTTTTCCTGCCATTCCTCACCACTAACTTTGTAAGCTAGGGCAAATGCAGCAGCCACAATAAAGGCCAGAACTGCAACTACAAAAAGGGCATTAATCATTGTCGTGTCTCACTGGTTAATTCAGACTCAAGGCCCTTACCGACTGCATTAGCGAGTGGTTGTGCTAGAGCCTGCTCTTGTTCTTGTTGTGCAGCTTGTTGCTGTGCTTCCTGACGCTGCTTACGGATTGCATCGATCTGATCTTGAGTACGTAGAATTGCTGTAGGCACACCTAAGCCCATGCCCGAAACTTGCGCTACGGCATCCATATCTACGTTGTCTAGGATTGAAGGATCTATTTGAGCTACGTTCGACATTCCAGCTAAGAAGCGCTCAATTGCTGTGACTTCTTCAAGTTGCTGTGAACGGGCCAAAGCAGAAATAAACTTGAATGACAGGTTGCGGCCTTGCATTTCTTTTGGTGCTGCTTTAACTGCACCAGCACGGTAAGCAAGCCCAAAAGTACGTTCTAACAAAGGCGTTAATAATTCAGCTTGCCAACGACCATACAGCGGCCCTAATTGCTGACGAATTAAGTCAACACGCACATGCACTTCGGTTGCTGTCATTGCTGGACCATCGGCAGGTTGCAACTGATCTGCCATCATCTTTTTACGGATTGCACCTTGAAGATGAGCTAACAAATCAACACCTACTTGATAACCTTTGCCATCATCAATGCGTTTCAATGAGTTCACATCATTAACGACAATGATTTTCCCGCCACCTAAGCGCACTGTACGAGGGTTAAACGTGCCATCATCAACACCTGCATACATGCCTAGAGTTGAAATTTCGGCACTACGCAAGGTGTCACGCATTAACTTGTTAGCTGTTTTAGCGTCAGGCAAAGCAATGGAGACTTGACCAGTTCCATAAACTGAATTTGGAATCTTTCTAAAGCGTGGAATTACAAAAGGAAACTCGTTGTAACCTGTCTCACGGAGAACAATTTTTTCATCAACTTCAACGTGATAAGACGCAAAAGGCATTTCCTTTGGCATCAATTGACGATCACCTTTGATGTAGCCAGTTTTACGCGGCTCAACTACCCACAAGACCTTAACCTTGCAATCTGGCTTTGACTTGTAAGTGTTGCGGACCTTCTCACTGACCTTGTTTTCGCCATACTCATTGACTAGCGCAGCCATCGTCATTTCGTATTCACGATAGAGTGTGTCAACTTTCTGATCTTGTCGTGTTGAAGCTAGATAGCATTGCCCAATATCCCATGTCTGGAATACATAGCCGCCACCTGCATGACGATCTACATCGGCATACATTACGCCCCAACCAGCAACCACACAGTCGAGCACTAAATCAAAGATTTCGCTGTCGTAGTTAGCCCCATGAATGTTGCGCCAAATGAACTGACAGACTTCATCAAGCCACTTCTCACCTTCTGTGAGTTCGGCCGGATCATCAACGCCATTCGGCACAGCTTTAAACCACAGCGCATTAGCTGGCGTGGTTCCTGAAATGATGCTTGATACAAGTAATTGCGTTGCTTCTGATAGGAGCAACTTTATCTAATGGCTCTCATGAATAGTAAAAAGCCAAAGTACGTTTTGAATTGGGTTCATGTCTCCAGACATGGGCCAGGTGCGACAAAAGCTACAGAAATTTGTGAATATTTTGGGATAGATCCAGAAGGCACTGATTTTAGAAAAGCGGAAAGTAAGGAGGGGTGAATGGAAATTGATCGTCGTGTACGTGCTAAAGAGTTTATGTACCTTCTATCGATCCAGAAGGATAAATTCTATGAGTGGGTAAATTCAGGAAAAATCAAACAACCCATTCGCGTAAGTGAAAAAGATGTATTTTGGTACTCTTCATACGTTAAGCAGAAAGTTGAAGAGTATAAGCAAGAATCTGATATAGTAGCCCACATCTAG